GTCGATGAGGCCATGTGGGCATCCGAACAACGCTACGGCGTCGGTCGCCTCGAACGCCTGGTCAGCCCGGCCACGCTCGCCGCGTATCAGCGCGGCTGGTCGGCGTATCGTCAGGCGCTTGAGTCGGGCGACGCCGGCGCGTTGGAAATCATCGGCCCGAAGATGATCCAGGCGTTGGCGGTGATGGACACCGAAGCGACAGCAGCCGGCCACAAGCCGCTCGCGCCGGACACCTGGGAGGCCGACATGGGCAACGGCGTGACGTTGGTGGTGGTCAGGACCAACGCCGAGGCATCAGCCGTCCTGCGTGCCTCCAGGGTGCCAGGGGGGGCGGCGGCGGACGGGCTATCCTACGAGACAACCCTGCCGCCAGACCTCGCCGTCACCGTTCGCGATCAACATGAGGGTCGCGCCCTGGTCGTCATCACCATGGCGGAAATCGTCCGCCTGTTGCGCGCCCAGGAAACCGGATTGTGGGGAACGAAGTGGCAAGGCACGCCGGCGCACAGCGGGCGACAGGCAGACGAAATGGCCGCCCACGACATGGCCCGCTCGGGCTATCCAATGTCAGAACCATTAACTGTCGCCCAACCGTCAGCCGTCATCCTGCCGTTCTAGGAGGCCGCATGAGCACGGGAAAATGGCGAGAGCCCGGCGTGCCGCACAAGGGATGGACCTGCGTCGAGGTCGAGGATCTCGAAACGCCCTCCATGACCTGCGAAATGTGCGAGACCACGGAAATCCGCTACGCCCACCACATGACGCACCCGGAATACGCGGGGACGCTCCGGTGCGGCTGCATTTGCGCCGGACACCTGGAAGAGGATCTGACCGGCGCGCGAAGCCGGGAAAGCAAGGCACGGCAAAAGTTCAAAAGAAAAGCCGCGTGGGCGTATCGGTGGTGGAAAGAATCCATGCTCCAAAACCATTGGACACGGCTGGGGAAGCATATCGTTACCGTGATGCGGCCCGCCGCGAATGAGGGATGGAAAATTCGCGTGTTCAACACGAAGACCCGCGTCGAGCGTATGGGACAGGTGCCATGGCCGAGCGAGGAAGCAGCCAAAGCCGCCGCGTTCGATGCGCTGGAATGGCTGAAGGCACGCGGAGAATGACCGCCGTCCGTCTCACCTTCGCCGCCCGCTGCCGCTTCCCCGACATCGGCACCAGCCACGGCACTACCACAGCCGAGACCGGCCGTTGGATCAGCGTCGAATGCGGCCACTGGCTCCGCGTCGAGTGGCCCGGCGACCGCACCACCTGGCTGCGCGCCGAGGACATCGAGCCAGTCACCGAACAACCAAGGGAACCAAACCCATGAGCCCACTGATGCTGGTACTGATCGTCCTGCTGATCCTGGTTGTCCTCGGTGGAGGTTGGGGATTCTCCACCGGAGCCTACTCAGCCTACCCCCACTACGGCTACGGCATCGGTATCGGAGGCGTCATCGTCCTGGTGCTGCTCGTGTTGTTGCTCACGGGCCGCCTGTGAGGCTTGGGACGCGCTCCAGCCGGGCGCGGAAAACCCACCGCTGGACCGAGGAGGATGCCGCATGGGCCGCATCGCAATGGGCCAGCGGTATCAAGCAACGCGAGATCGGAGCCGTGTTCGGCCACCGGTTTGGCGGCATGGTCAATCTCAAAATCCGCGCGTTCCTGGAAAAATACGGTAGCCTTCCATCAGTGCCGGTTTACCCCGCACCCTGGAACGACGCCGCGTATCGCGACGCGCCCGCCGGAGAGGAACGCAAGGCACTGGTCAAACAGGCCCTCGCCGTGTTCGTGGCCCAGCGCAACCTCGGCTACGCCGAACGCGAACACGAGGAACTGATGCGGGAAGGCCGGGAGATGGGCTTCGTCGGGCCGAAGGCGCGCTCCACGCACGAAGACGCGCCGGAAGCCGGCTAACCTCCAACACTCGGCGGCGGATCGTCGATCATCCGGCGTGCCATCCGTTCCGCCCACGCCAACACCGCCGGCGGGCATATTTTGGGCGATACGGATTATTTTAATGGGAGGAAACCATGAGCGAGGCAGACGAGGACCAGGAATACGCCGAAGCGTTGGCCGCCTACCGCGTGGCGCTCAAGCGACTCACCGCCGCCAAGAAGCCAGTCGCGGAGCGCGAACGGGTGCGCCAGGTCCTCTTCCTGGCACAACACAAAGCCGTCCAGGCCGCCCGTGAGCACGCGGAAAACGCCAGATACGATCAAATGAAGGCCATCATCCAGCAAGCCGACGCAGGCGCCGACATCAACGACATAGCCACCCAGTTCGGCATGACCGCGCGCCGCGTGCGACACATCGTGAAGGGATACCGCTGGGTTCTGACGGCCGAATTTACAAACCCGTAGGTCATCCGCAAACGACCGTATGAACAGGTGGCCGGGGCAAAAGGTGCCCAACGAGGTGCCCGAAATGCCCAACGAGGCGCCCGAAATGCCCAGAACGCACCGCACCCGCGCGTTTATCAGGCCCAAATTACCCTAACCGCGACTTAGCGTAACGCAACGCACATTGGGGCCGAACCGGACCTAACTTGACAACCGCCGATTCAGAACGGTAGCGGGATACCACAGGCCAAAATCGGCGGAAAATGTGAGAAAACCGCGCTCCAACGCTGCAATATCCGACGCATTAAAGCCCAGACTGGCGGTTTCGTATCTGCCATTGACGATGCTCGCGCCCGCCGAACGCAATGCTCGCACCCATTCGCAAGAACAAATCGCCCAACTGGTCGCCAGTATTTCGGCCTTTGGTTGGACCAATCCGATCCTGATCGATGAGGGCCGCGCCATTATCGCCGGTCACGGCAGGCTGGAGGCGGCGAAGGCGGCGGGACTGTCTGACGTGCCGACGATCACTTTGACCGGCCTCAGCGCCGCTCAGAAGCGCGCCCTGGCCATCGCCGACAATAAGCTGGCCTTGAACGCCGGGTGGGACGACGAACTGTTGCGACTGGAACTCGGCGAACTCGGGCTGGAGGGGTTCGATCTCAGCCTGATCGGGTTCTCTGATCTCGAACTGAAAGACATCCTCGCCGATCGCACCGAGGGGCTGACCGATCCCGACGACGTGCCGGATATCCAGGCGGAGGTGGTGACGGTCACGGGCGACGTGTGGCTGCTCGGGCGGCATCGGCTGGTGTGCGGGGACTGCACCGACGCTGCGACGGTGAAGCTGACCATCGGCGGCTATCTCATCGACATGGTGTTGACTGATCCGCCCTATTGCTCGGGAGGTTTTCAGGAAGCGGGCCGGGCGTCCGGTAGTGTTGGGACACGCGGCACTGAAATGATTGCGAACGACACGCTCTCGACGCGCGGTTATGCGGCGCTGATGAAAGCGTCGCTTCCCGCTTTCTGTGCCGGCGTTGTTTACGTGTTCACCGATTGGCGCATGTGGTTGAACCTGTTCGATGTGGTCGAAGGAAGCGGTTACGGCGTCCGCAACATGATCGTCTGGGACAAGGGCACGCCCGGCATGGGAGCGGGTTGGCGGATGCAACACGAATTGATCATGTGCGGCATTCGGGTGAAGTCGCCGTTTAATCCAAAGAAGGCGCAAGGCAACGTCATCCAGTCAAAGCGCACTGGTAACAAGTTGCACGCCACAGAAAAGCCCGTCGATTTACTTTGTTCCATAATCGATGTGACTGATATGGCGCGAACCATCGCCGACCCTTTTTGCGGCTCCGGCACCACCATCATCGCCGCCGAGATGACGGGCCGCGCCTGCCACGCCATCGAGATATCGCCCCAATACGTCGATGTCGCCGTGCGCCGCTGGCAGGCGTTCACCGGCCAGACCGCGACGCTCGAGCGCGACGGCCGCGCGTTCGCCGACATCGAAACAGAACGGAGGCTGGTCGATGCCGCTTGAAGGGTTCGACGACGCCAACCTTCCCGCCCCCCGTGACGAAAAACGCCGCTCTGGCCCAGGCTCCGGCGCGATCATCGACCTCGGTGTGGTCGAGCGCGCGGCATCGATTGGATGCTCGAAAGAGGAAGTCGCCGCCGTGCTCGGCATACACCGGGACACGCTCCACGAGCACATTTCACGCAATCCCGAAATTCAGGAGGCTCTGGACCACGGATCATCTAAGGGCCGCGCCACGTTGCGTCGTCTGCAATGGAAGGGCGCGGAGGAAGGCAACGCCACGATGCTCGTGTGGCTCGGCAAGCAACTGCTCGGGCAGCGTGACTCCATCGCACACACAGGCGGCGACGGCGGTCCGATCACGATTATAACCGGCGTTGACCGTGGGGACTAAGCTCACCCTCGGATACGACGCGCGGCCCCACTTCAGGCCGTTCCACGCGCGTAAGCAACGCTGGGCGTGCATCGTCGCGCATCGCCGCGCCGGCAAGACCGTCTCGTGCATCATGGACCTCATCGACGCGGCGTTGCGCTCGACCAACGCCGACGCGCGCTTTGCCTACATCAGCCCAACATACGCGCAGTCGAAAGACAGTGTGTGGCTGTATCTGAAGCGTTTCACCGCCGCCATTCCGGGTGTGGAACAGCGCGAGTCCGACCTGATGGTGGTGTTCGCCAACGGGGCGCGGGTCAGGCTCTATGGCTCGGACAACTACAACCGAATGCGCGGCATCTTCCTCGACGGCTGCGTGCTCGACGAATACGCCGATATGGCGCCGCGCGCGTGGCCCGAGGTCATCCGCCCCGCGCTCGCCGATCGGCACGGCTGGGCGGTGTTCATCGGCACGCCACGCGGGCGCAACGACTTCTGGCGCGTTCACAGTCACGCGGAGAACGATCCGGACTGGTTCTCGCTGGTGCTACGCGCGAGCGAGACCGAGATCCTGCCCCAATCAGAACTCGACGACATGGCGGCGATGCTCACGCCCGAGCAGTATGCCCAGGAGTTCCAGTGCAGCTTCGACGCGGCGATCCTCGGCTCCTACTTCGGCAAGGAACTGGCCGACGCGGAAACGGCGGGTCGCATCACCAACGTGCCCTACGATCCGGCGATCCCCGTTCATACCGCGTGGGATATCGGCATCGGCGACAGCACGGCCATCTGGTTTTTCCAGATCGTCCGCTCCGAGTTGCACGTCATCGATCATTACGAGGCGTCGGGTTTCGCGCTCGGTCATTACGTCGAGGTGTTGAAATCGAAGCCGTATCAATATGGCCGCGATTACCTGCCGCACGACGCGATGGCGCGCGAGCTTGGCACCGGGCGCTCGATCTTCGAGACGATGAAAGCCCTTTCCGGCCGGCATCCGTGGATCGTCCGCAAGCTGTCCATCATGGACGGCATCAACGCGGCGCGGGTGACGTTGGCCAAGACGTGGTTCGACGCTGGCAACTGCCACGAAGGGCTGGAGGCGTTGCGCGCGTATCACGCGGAGTTCGATGAGCGCGCCAAGGTGTTTAGTGACAGGCCAAAGCACGATTGGTCATCTCATTCCGCTGATGCAATGAGGTATATGTCCCTCGCGTGGCGTGAGATCGCGCCGGACAAGCCGAAGCCGCCGCCCCGCGACAGTTGGGACGCGGCGTTCAACCGGGACGCGGAAGAGTTGCGCGACTGGAGGGTGACGTGAGCGCCAGGACATGGACGCCAGACGATCACGAACGGTTGGAAATTCTCTACTGCGTCGTGGGAATGGACATCGGCGACATCGCCATTGAATTAGGCAAGACGCCGACGGCGATTAAGAATCAGCTTACTTTTCTGGGGTTGCGTTTAACGCCGCAGGCGGTGCTGGCAAGACGTGATCGCGGGTTGAAATCAAGGCGATGGAGAACCGGCCGGGAAACGGGAATGCATGAACGTGCGGCGGCCCGTCCATGACCGACTACCGCACACTCAGCGGCGCCGAGTTCCAGCGCACCGTGCGCGACGATCCGGACAAGTGGGCCGACGCGGCGATGATCGCGGCCGAGGATCTCGGATACAAAGTCGACCGTGACTGGCTGCGGGATCTGCTCGCCGACGCCATGGAGGCCGCGCGCAAACGCTCAATACGAAACGTCATCGAGGGAGACGGCACATGACCCGCGTTCTAATCCTGGCCGCGCTGCTGTTGCCCATGGCGGCACACGCGCAAGCCCCCGCCCTGACCTACGAGGACCGCTCCGGCACGATCACCACCGGCGGCACCGCCCAGGTCGTCCTCCCGGCGTGGACGGGCCGACACGGGTGCGTGATCCAGAACCAGAGCGCGGGCAGCCTGTGGGTGTCCGAGACGGCCACCGCGGTCGCCGGGCCGCCGTCGATCCTGATCCCGGCCGGTCAGCAGTTCCTTTGCATGTCTCCCGCGTCCGGCCAGGCGTATTCGATCATCGGCGCGACCACGGCGCAGGCGTTCGCGGCGCGTCAGTGGTAATCAGCAGGCGCTCACTGTTGCTGGCCGGAGCCGCGATTCCCGCGTCGGCGTACGGGCAATGCGTGACCGACCGCTTTACCGTGGATGCGTGCCGTGGCGGCGTGCGTGGGTCGTCGGGGCCACCGGGCCAGACGCTCGATCTCAACTTCATGTTCCCCGGCACGCTCGATCCGCGCATCACGTTCACGCGCGCGTCATCCGCTACGTATACCGACGCGAGCGGTGTCATTCAGACAGCGGCGACGAACGCACCGCGCTGGGATTACGATCCGGTGACGCATGCGTTGCGTGGTTTGTTGATTGAGGAACAGCGGACGAACAATCTGTTGTGGTCAACGGATTTCGGTAACGCCGTCTGGGTTGAATACGCTGGCGCGATAAAAGGGGCGGCCGTTACCGGGCCGGATGCCGCGTCATCCGGCAGAACCGTGACCTTGCCTAACGGTGGCCAAATATACCAACTGGTTACGATTGGCATAAGAACTTTCATGTCCGTCTATGCGCGGGCGCGTTCGCTTAACCAGTTCGCCATCAGGTTCTCGGACGGAACCGTGTCGGCGGCTTTACCGCTGACGGCACAGTGGCGACGCTTCGTGGTAGCAGCGCCGGTTACCGCGGCTAACGTCGCCTTTACCACCGTTGGCGCCGACGCGGGAACGATGGACCTGGCGATGCCGCAACTGGAGATTGGTGATTTTGGCCCGACCAGCTACATTCCAACGACATCGGCGGCGGTGACGCGGGCGGCTGATGTCGCGACGATGCCGACGAATGTGAGTTGGTATAACGCAACGACTTATTCGCTCATGTGTGAGATGTTCAATCTTGAGCGAACAGATCCGGTGTCATGCGGCATATCGTTACCGAGCGATTTTTCCAATGCTGCTTTCTTTGGGTCGCAATACTGGCAAACAGCTGGTGTGGTTACTGGTTCCGCTGGAGTGCTTACGCTGAACACCGTCAGTAAGATGTGTGGGACACTCAACACCGCCACTAAGTTTATCAAGGTCGCGGTGAATGGTCAGATAGGCACGGGAAACGCGCTGACGACCACACCAGCGGCAGGTAGTCTGCTGTCGATTGGTAGCGCGCCGTGGGACGTATCAGGACAACTTGGCGGGCACATCAGACGCATCAATTATTGGAACCGCGTCCTGTCCGACACCGAGATGCAACAGGTGACAACATGACCGACTTCCGGCTCAGCTTCCCGGTGACAACGCTCGGCACTGGCATCAGTGGACTACGCGCGTTACGTGAAGCGGAAGGTGGCAACGTGCAGAACGCACTCGGTGATCCGCGCGATGCGAGCGGTAACATCGTGTATCCCGATCCCAATGCACCGATTGGCACGCCGCCACCCGAGGTCTGGTATGGCCGTCCTGGATCAGCGGCGACCAGTTACACGGACCTGAACGGCAACGTGGTGCAGGTGCCCGCGAAGGGCGATCCGGCGCTGTATTACGTCCACATCCGCTCCAGCCATGAGGCCAAGGCGTTCAGGCCCGGCCAATACGGCATGAAAGATTCCGATCCAAAGGCCAGCGCCGCCGTCCTGGGTATTTGGTTGGGTGACACGCCGCCATGAGCCAGTCCCTCTACCCCATGCCGCCGATGGACCCCGAGGCCGCCGAGGCGTCGCGGCCGAAGGGTGGCCCCGGCAT